TTTCCCTATATAAATTAGGGAGAAAGGGAAAGATAAAATGAAAATTAAATTAAGTGGAAAAGAGTATACAGTTAAATTCGGATATGCACCGGTATATAAGAATAAAATTATCCCAAGGCTCGTAGGAATGGAGCAAAAGGGCGAGGGACTTGAAATCATTGACAACATGCTTGGATTTTTACCGGAGTTTTTGCTCGTGGGCTTGCAAAAGTTTCACGCTGACGAATTTGGCTTTGATTTTGACGATAAAGAAGCGAAAGAGAAGCAATTAGCAAAGATGTATGATTTGCTTGACGATTATCTCGACCCAGAGAATGAAGAGGGTGGAGATATAATGTCGCTCTACAACGATTTGTCGGCTGAAATGGAGAAAAACAGTTTTTTATCAAAGATGCTGGCGAAAGAGGTACAGACAGCCAAGAAGAAACCAATCAAGAAGTAAAAGAGCTTACATGGGAAGTATATTGTAACGAAATCCGCCCATATTGGCTTTTGACAACTAAAGGCTATGGATTTAGCATTGAGGACATAGACATGTCTTGTCCGGCTGATTTAGAGCCTTATTCAAAGGCTTATATGCTTGAACAAAAAGAAGCCGACAACAATATGTGGGCTTGGTGGGGCACATACGGATTGAGTGCAACTCTTACAGCTATCGACAGAGCATTGAATGGCAATAAAGCAAGAGCAAAATACATTGAGAAATCATTAAATGAGCAGTACTCAGAAGATAACGAGCCTAAATACAAGGAGTCTAATGAGGAAATTGCCGTTTATGAAATGAAGCAACGAATTAACGCATTAAGACAGTCAGGATTACCTGAAAGTCCTGATTAATGAGGTGAAAATATGGCATATAAAGGAATTGACGTATCGTCATATCAAGGAAATATTGATTGGAGTAAGGTTAAGTGGGCTGGGGTGCAATTTGCAATCCTAAAAATAATCCGTAGAGACCTTAATCCGGATAAAACCTTTGAGCAAAATTGGAAAGGCTGTACCGATGTAGGAATGCCGATACAAGGTGTTTATAACTACTCATACGCTACAACAGCAGGCAAGGCAAAGGCAGACGCACAAAGAGTGATTGAAGTACTTGCCGGAAGAAAAACTTTCGTTTGGTTAGATGCTGAGGATAAATGTCAGCAAGGGCTTGGACAGACACTTATTGACATAATTAACGCATATCAGAGTGTTATCAAGAGTGCCGGGCTTAACTTTGGTGTATACACAGGGCTTAGCTTTTATAATCAGTATATTGCGCCATACGCAAATCAGATTAACTGTCCGTTTTGGATAGCGCGTTATCCATCAACTAAGGGAATATCTATCGGTGATGAGCCTAATAGCGCAAAGAAACCTGTTATACAGCATCCTCTGTATGGTTGGCAGTATTCGAGTGCATTTACTTGTAGCGGTCTGAATAACAGCACTGACGCTAACTTATTCTATATTGAGCTTGACAAGGGCGACGGAATAGAGAATAATCCGGCACCAACAGCAACTCCGACACCAATAGCAACTCCGGCAAAGAATAACGCTTGGAAAGGCAATGAGGAATATTACCTCGATAATGATGATGTAAGAAAATGGCAACATGCCATGAACATCGGATTTGACACAGACGAGCTTAAGGAAGATGGCAAGTTTGGAGCTAATTCGCAGAGATTTGCTAAAAATCACAATCTGTGGAGCGGTCAGAAGCATAACTGCCCGACAGCCATTAAGTGGTTAAGAAAAACTCTGCATGACAAGTATCATTTCTACAAACTTGATACCGATTACGGCAAGTGGACGGATTATCTCACTAAATGTGTCATGGTATTCCAAAAGAATAGGGGGCTTAAGCAAGATGGATATGTTGGATTGATTACAACATACTATCTGCTCAAAGACTAAATACATGAGAGCTACTTTAGGGTAGCTCTCTTTTTTGTTACATACAGGGAGGTGAGAAAATGGCAGAGAGCATTGAGCTTCAAATCAAGTCGGACGCACAGCAAGTGACTAAAGCCATAGGCAATTTACAAAGTAAGTTGCAAGGGCTTGGAAGTACTCTCAATTCCCTCAATGGTGCGAGCATAAGCAATTTTGCGAGTGGAATGTCACAACTTGCAACATCACTTAGAAGCGTGAGCAGTATTGACACACGTACCTTTAGCAAGATTGCGACTAACATGGAAAAACTCGGCAACCTTGATACTGCAAGACTTGTCAGCTCGGCAAGTGCCTTAAAGAGCATGGCAACAGAATTGTCGGGCTTTGCGAGTATCTCAAAGCAATCAGCAGAGATTACACAACTAACAGCTTCAATCTCAAAGCTCGGTTCAAAATCAGCCGGGTATGCTGCAGATAACATCAGGAACCTTGGTAGTGCCTTGAAAGAGGTAATGACAACATTATCTAACGCACCGAGCGTCAACAGTAACATTATTCAAATGACTAATGCACTTGCTAATCTGTCGCAACAAGGCGCAAAAGTTGGTTCGGCTAGTAGGTCACTTGTAACAGGCTTTTCGAACACAACTAAGTCAATTAAGAGTACAAGAAGCGGATTCAGGGGCTTAGCTTCAACTATCGGTAAGTTTTACGCAACTTATTGGTTAGTTATGCGAGCTGTCGGAAAAATAGGCAGTGCAGTTGATTTAGCGAGCCAATTAACAGAGGTTCAAAACGTAGTAGATACCACGTTTGGCGATATGGCAAGCAAAGTTGATGATTTTACAAAAACATCAATTCAAGACTTTGGAATGTCTGAACTGACGGTTAAGCAAATATCAAGCCGTTTCCAAGCATTAGGCACTTCTGTAGGTATTACATCACAGCAAGTGGCGAATGGTACGGCAGTGACGAATAAAGCTCTTATGAGCCAAAATAACACGCTATACAAGACTACAGACAGCATGGCTGATATGTCACTTAATCTTACAAGATTAGCCGGTGACATGGCTTCATTCTACGATGTAGACCAAGCTGATGTTGCAAAGAGCTTACAATCCATTTTTTCGGGAACAATAGCACCTTTGAGGAGATACGGACTTGATTTAACGCAAGCCACACTTTCAGAGTGGGCTATGAAAAACGGACTTGACGCAAATATCAAGTCAATGACACAAGCCGAAAAGGTACTCTTAAGGTACAACTATGTCATGGCAAATACACAAGCTGCGCAAGGTGATTTCGCTAAGACCGCGAACACCTGGGCTAACAGTGTAAGAGTCCTTAAGCAAGAGTTTCAAGCATGGGGCAGTATCATAGGTAGCGTAGTAATCAATGCTCTAAAACCATTTGTTCAAGCCTTAAGTAAGGTAATGCTCAAGGTTATCAGTTTTACAAGAACTGTAGCTGATGCGCTCGGAGCAATCTTCGGATGGACTATCGAGATAAGCGGTGGCGGTGCTACTGTTGACGGCATGGAGGACATAGCTGGCGGAGTAGGCGATATTGGCGATAGCGCTGATAGTTCTAATAAGAAAGCTCAAAAACTGAAAAAGACACTGCTTAGCATAGACGAGATACACGCACTTGACGATAACAGCGATAGTGGCAGTGGTGGAGGTTCAGGCAGTGGCGGCTCAGGTGGTGGTGGAGCTGGCAGTGGAGTTGATAGCTCGCTGAAAAAAACCGATGGATTACTTGAAAAATACAAATCATCAATCAAAGACCTTTACTCGCTTGGAAAGTACATTGGTGATGCTCTTGCGAGTGCCATGGAGAGCATTGATTGGAAGAAGATTTATCAGAAAGCTGACAATTTCGGAAAAGGACTTGCAGACTTCCTTAATGGTTTAATCAGCCCAAGGCTCTTTTACGATTTAGGTGCAACAATAGCCGGTTCACTGAACACAGCTTTGCATTTTCTCAATTCATTCGGCACAACATTCGACTGGACTAATTTTGGTCTGTCGATTGCTAACGGCATTAATGGATTTTTTAAGAATTTTGATTTTGCGTTATTAGCAAAAACTATTAACGCATGGGTGCAAGGAATATACACCATGCTAACCACGGCAATTAAAAATGTGTCGTGGAAAGACATACTTAAAGGAATTACGGACTTTTTAAGCAATTTGGACATTAAAACTGTTGAGATAATAGTTGGCACATTGCTGATAAAAAAGATAATTTCACTAAAATTAGGTTCAGTGGCACTCGCTTTTATTGGAAAATCATTATCAAAAGCGATAGCACAGGCAATAGCTTCAAAAATTGGATTTGAGCTTGTAGAGGGAGCTGGCATTGGAACGGCAATAATGCAAGCATTTAAAACCATTTTTGCTTCACTATCAACAAATCTTGGATTACTCATAGAGGGATTGTTCAGTGGTTTAAGTTTGGGTGATGCAATAACGGCTGCATTCGGAACAGGGGCAGCAGACCTATTAGCAACAATCGGCTCTGCTTTTTCAGCAATAGCCGGAACAATTTTATCTATCGTAAATTTTGTCAAAATGTTAAAAGACGGGTTTAGTTGGGTAAATGAAATTCTAATGGCAATAGGTGTTGCATTAGCAACAATCGGAGCAATATTAGCTGGTGTGGCAGCATTGCCAGCAGTAATTGTTGGAGCAATAGTGGCAGCAGTCGCAACGATTGTTGTTGTGGTAAAAGATAATTGGAACACAATTTGTGAACTGTTTTCAACAGTTGGCGAATGGTTCAATGGAAATGTCATTGAGCCTGTAGTTTCATTTTTTAAAGATATGTGGAAAACCATAAGCGGCTTTTTCGGTTCTCTATGGAAAGACATAGTGACTGTGTGGCAAGGAGCTTCGAAATGGTTCAGTTCCACAGTAATTGAGCCGATAGTTGGCTTTTTTAAAGGCTTTGCTACACGAGCACAACAGATTTTTCAAGGTGTTTGGATAATAATTCAAGCAATTTGGATAGTAGCTTCAAGCTGGTTTAATAATAATGTGATTACTCCAATTTCAAATCTGTTTAACTTTTTAAAAACGTTTATACAGACAACGATACAGACAGCAAAAGATTTTGTATTTTCAACATGGCAAGGGGTGGCAAGTTGGTTTAGCGGTACAGTAATACAACCGATTTCAAACTTTTTTAATATGTTGAAAGCTGGCATAACATCGGCACTTAGCGTAGCAAAGAACTTTGTTATATCTACGTGGCAAGGAGTAGCGAGTTGGTTTAATGGCAATGTTATTTCACCTATCACAAACTGCTTTAATATCATGAAAAACGGAATTACAAACGCGTTTAATTATGTGTGGAGTTCAATAAGAGGCGGCGTTACAGGAGCCATGAACTACGTTATTTCTAAAATAGAAAACGGCGTTAATTTTGTTGTCAGTGGAATTAACTCTTTATTAAGAGGATTTAACAAAGTTGTTTCTATGGCCGCTAAGGTGGCTGGTGCAAATTGGAACGGAGTATCGTTAGTCCCGAAAGTGCACATTCCAAGGCTCGCTAGTGGTGGAATTTTCCCAAGGGGAGAGGACGGCATGGCTTTTATTAATCACAATGAGTTAGTCGGTAAATTCTCAAATGGTAGAAATGTAGTTGCAAACAATCAACAGATTACAGAGGGAATTAAACAGGCTGTCATGGAAGGCATGGCACAAGTAATGATGAACTATAACGCTGGTGGAAGCTCTGCACCTATCATTGAAAACGTGTTTAAGTGCGACAGTGAAACACTCTATCGCATGACACAAGTAGGCAAAGCAAAGCATGGACAACGATATATTGTAGCAAATGAATTTGGCTAAGACACTCACCCTTGTGTGGGTGTCTTTTTACGAGGTAACAATATGGCAATGATGTTAGTAGACGGAGTGGAATTACCTACTCCGTCAACTTTTGAATGGGGCATGATTGATGTGTCTGCAAGCGACAGTGGGCGAACACAGGATGCTCAAATGCATAAAAACAGAATAGCGCAGAAACGACAGCTTAAATTGTCATGGAGTGGTACAGATACGGCTAGGACAGCAAAGATACTTCAAATGGTAAACCCCGAATATATCAGAGTGACATATCCTGACGCTATGAGCGGCACCGATGAAACACGCACGTTCTATGTGGGTGATAGGAGCGCACCTATCAAGATATGGACTATTAACAATAAGAGGTATGAGACATTGAGCTTTAACCTCATAGAAGTATAAGGCGGTGATTAAATGCTTAACGTATCGGCTAAATGGCAAAGGGCAGTAATGCTCGATAATGACATAAACGTAAATTGTTTTGCTGACATAGTTACGGCAAGTGGCGAGAAAATCCCTATTAGTGATAGTGAGCTGTGGGCGAATGGCTTTGAAGTTAATGACTCAACATCAAGCAATGGTACTTTCACAATCGGGGCTTTGATTGCCGGAAAACTGAAAATTAAGCTGAATAATATTTATGAAGATTACAGCAAGTATGATTTTGATAAGGCAAGCGTAACAGCATATGTTTCAAAAAGCTTTTCTGATGGCACAAGTGAAAAACTAAAAATCGGTGAGTATAGAGTCAGCGAAACAAGTTATGATGGCTCACTCATAACACTTACTTGCCTTGACAATATTAACAATTTCAATCGCGAGTACGATAGCAATTTAAGCTACCCTACGACAGCATATGAGGTAGTCAGAGACGCTTGTATTAAGTGCAATGTACCTTTTACTATGGCGAGATTTGATAACTCTGATTACGTGATTAACGAGATACCGAGTGATAATCAAAAACTTACATATGGACAGGTGACAGCTTACATCTTGCAGTTAAGTGGATTATGGGGCAAATGCGGTCACGATGGTGAATTACTTATCGGTTGGTATGATATGAGCCAGTTTGGGAGCCAAAATTACAATGGTGGAACTTTTAGCACGAAAACTACACCATACTCTGACGGAGATAGCGTTGATGGTGGAAATTTCACCGACTATTCAAGTGGAGATGGTGCTGATGGTGGAACATTCACGGAGGCGAGAAATTACCACAATATTTACACGCAAAAAGACTTGAATGTTGCGACCGATGATGTTGTTGTCACTGGGGTAAAGATAACTGTAACCTCGAAAGAGGACAAGGCAAAAGATGTTAATGCTCTTGCCGGAAAAGAGGGATATGTAGTCTCAATCTCTGATAATCCGTTTATTTCGGCAGACAGGGCACAGGCAGTTGCAAATTATATCTTCAAAAAAATCGGTGGCATGAGATTCAGACCTCTTGATGCTACGCTTTTGTCAAACCCACTGATTGAGAGTGGAGATGTAGCACTTGTTACGGATCGCAAGCAGAATACCTATAGCTGTTTTATTTCCAATAGGACATTCATTGTTGGAAGCGGTACAAAAATTTCATGTGACGCTGAAAATGCTTCAAGAAATAGTGCTGATAAATTTAGTAATGAGACAAAGGCTATCGTGCAAGCCAGGAAAGTTGCACAGGCACAATTAAGCGTATATGACAAGCAAATGCAATTGCTGACACAGCTAATGTCTCAATCGCTCGGACTTTTTAAGACTGAACAAGTGCAAGAGGATGGCTCAATTATTTACATTATGCACAATAAAGCCGACCTTAAATCGAGCAATATACAGTGGAAAATGACAGCTAATGGCATGGCTGTATCAAGCGATTATGGTAAAACGTGGAATGGCGGAATTGACAAAGACGGAAACGCTATTTTCAATGTCATGTCGGCTATCGGCATTAATTTTGACTGGGCGCATGGTGGAACACTTACTTTAGGCGGGGAAAACAATGTAAGTGGTGCGCAGTATGTTAAGGATGCAAAAGGTAAAACACTGGTCATCCTTGACAATAAAGGCTTGACACTTGATAGCAGTGTGAAAATTGCTTGGGTTAATGTGGCTGAAGCTACTGCTAAAGTCACTCAAATAACCAAAGACACAGTGACTACAAGCTATGTAGATGCACTTAGTGTTAAGGCTGGTTCAGTTGACGCAGAGGACATCACAGGAACAACAATTACTGGCAAGAATATTGTGGGCGGAACAATTAATATTGGCAGTGGAGTGTTTGCAGTTGATAGCGATGGAAAAGTAACCGCTTCAAATCTTAATATGTCCGGTGGAAGTATTGCACTGAACGGAAATTTAAGTAATTCAACGATTGATTTAACAGCTACTGACAATTCGGGAAACAATTATGAGCTTTGGATGAATGGTGCGGTCTTGCGAATTGTTAAAAATGATGAGAATTTGATTACACTTTATGGAGCCACAGGCTCTATAGGTGCACAGACAATGTATGCTCAAGAGATAGGCTCTGATAAATTCAGAGAAACCGATAGAGGATATGCAATGTGTGGCAATGCAACAGGACATACATACCATTGTGACTGGGATGATACTGCTTTGTGGTTTCAAGTTGATGATGCTTGGGTATGGAGTTCGTCAGACAAACGCTTAAAAAAGAATATTAAAGCAATTAATCAAGATTACATTGATGCAGTAGGCTCGGTCGATTTATTTCAATACAATCTTAATAGACAAGGATATTCAGACAAACCATTATATTTTGGAGCAATGGCGCAGGATATAATCGAGAACCTTAAAGATAAAGGACATGCCGATGAAAACCTTAATATGATTTTCAAGAATAAAGTCACATCGGATGATGATACACTGTACTATGGCATGAACTATGAGCAATTCATAATTCTAAGACTTGCTGGAGACGAGCAGAAGATTGATAAAATGCAAAAACGCATAGATGAATTGGAAGATAAGTTTTCAAGATTGTGTCAGAAATTAGGCATTGACGAAAGTGAGGTATAGCTTATGGCAATTCAAATGAGACGAGGGGCATACGCGGAGTTTGACCCTTTAAAAATGAAAGCTGGAGAATGGGCGGTATCGACCGATTCCGACACGAAAAAACAGCAGATATGGATGTGTTTCGCACCCGGAATAGTTAAGCGAATGGGAACTGTTGAGGATTTTGACGTTGAAATTCAAAGACTTATTCAGAGTTACCTTGACGGCATGGCTCAATCCGTGTCACAGGCTCAAAAATCAGCACAAACTGCGACAGAAAAAGCTACCTCAGCAAGCAGTTCTGCTTCACAAGCTCAAAAATCGGCAGAACTTGCCACAAGCAAAGCTCAAGAATCAGCTACTTCTGCAAACAATGCTAAGGCAAGCGAAACAAAAGCCGAGGCTTCTGAAACCAATGCTAGGACAAGTGAGGACAGTGCGTCTATCTCTGCACGTAACGCTAAGACAAGCGAAACAAATTCTAAGGCCAGTGAAACTAATGCTAAGAAATCAGAGGCTAATGCGTCTACAAGCGCAGCTAACGCAAAAAACAGTGAAACTAATGCCAAGGCTTCTGCTACTAGCGCGTCAACTTCTGCAAACAATGCTAAGGCAAGTGAAACAAAAGCCAAGGCTTCTGAAACCAATGCTAAGGCAAGCGAAACTAACTCTGCAAAGAGCGAGTCGGAAGCGCAAAAGTACGCAGAACAAGTTAAAAAAATATCTGAGAGCTTCAGCGGAGCATTAAGACCTCTTGGAACAATCAACTTTGCCGACTTACCGAGCACAGCGGATGCTAATTCTGGTGATATGTACAATATAACCGACCAGTTTACCACAACCACTGATTTTAAAGAGGGGGCTGGTAATATAATTCCTGCCGGAAGTAACGTATATTTAACTGTTGATAGATATTGGGATGTGCTTGCCGGCACACCGGTAACAGGAGTAAAAGGTGCAAAAGAAGCATATTATCGCAGAGGAAATGTAAACATAACTCCTGCCAATATCGGAGCGGTTGCAGAAGGTGGAAATATAAGCGATACAACAGTTACTTTTGCCGCTACAACAACTAGAGCAAACCTTGTTTCTGGTGAAAAAGTGTCGGTCGGCTTCGGAAAAATTAAGAAGTGGTTCGCTGATTTGAAAAGCTTTGCCTTTAAAGATTTGGCGAATAACCTCACGACTTCTACCACTGGAAACGCATTAGACGCGAGTCAAGGCAAGATTTTGAATGACAAATACGATGAATTAAACCAGAGTTTAAGTTTTAAGGTAAATACCACTGATAGCCGACTGTCGGATGCCAGAACTCCGAAACCTCACACCCATGATGATAGATACTATACTGAGAGCGAGATTAATACTAAGCTTAATGCATTAGTAAAAAATCATATTGTTGTCTTGTATAAGGCTGAATCAATAACAGTTACTGGAAATTCCGATAGAGAATACTCTTTTTCATTTTCTTTGCCAAGCGATGCAGGGATTATTACGCAGCTTCCTATAATTTATGCTGGCGGCAAGGGCATATCAATTGGAAGAAATATCTATAAAGATTTTACTGTACTTCTTTGGAATAATAATAGCAGTACACAAAATGTCGAGGTTATTTATTATGTAGTGTACATCATATAAATAAATGTATTGGAACATAAAGCGTTGAGAGCCGCCTTCAAATGCGCCACATAGTGCCTATTGTTATGGGTATGATTAGCTTCAGACTTGGAATTCAAGCTCTTCTTTGTATTATCTAAACTTTGGTTTAGCAGACTATCACAAATAGGATTTTGCACATAAAAAGAGAGAGCATAAGCCCTCTCAATTATTTTACAGGAATAGGGTTACAAAACAGTCCATGTTGTCAATATTCGACAAAACAAAACACTTTAAAGTGCTACAGTAATGATGTTCTCAAACAAGAGAACTCTTCAAGTTTCGGTAGGGCGGCGGTTTTTCTGCCGTCCTTATTGACGTTTAAGAACAAATGTTCTATAATTGATGTATCGGAGGTGGCATTGTATGGAATATAAGGATGAAATAATTAAAATGATTGAGGGCTTGGAAGATAAAGACCTGTTATTGTACTTGTATGTATTTATTAAAGGAAAAATAGAGGCAGAGTAAAAGCTCTGCCTTGTGGTTATATTTTCTTTTCCCAAACATTACCACACTTTGAACACACAAACTTTGTTTTGCCGTTTTTGCCTTTAATTCCGGTAGCAGCACCGACAACGGCACCAACAGGCCCGAAGAGACCGCCTACTGTGTTACCGACAAGTGCTTTACCAAATGAGAATTTTTTCTTGGTATCAACAGGTATGCCAACACCATCACAGCCAAATTTAGGACATTTAACAGTTTTACTCATAATAAAAATACCACCTTTCTTATTAATTTGATTTATTTTGAGTATTTTCATACATCATATCTATTAAATTCATAATATTTTCTTGCTCTTTATCCGACAATTTAGATAATTTCAACGCGTAGTCCTTGATTCTACTATCCATTTTCGACAGAGCCAAGTCTTTTGTTGCCTCCTCGACAACTGAATGGTGCTCTTTTCCAGTAACTAAATAATCAAGTGAACAATCAAGACATTCTGCAATTTTTACCAGCTTAAACAATTTTGGACAGCTTTTTCCTTTTTTCCAATCTGAAAAAGTACTTTTAGGGAAACCGCCATATTTAGCCACTTCTGCATCATTTAACCCTTTTGAGTCTCTTAATTTACAATATCTTTCGTACATAGAAAATCTCCTTTAAAAAAAGTTGTGATTTCTCAACATTTAGGGTTGACAAATAAGACTTCCTAATGTAGAATAAAAAAAGAAGTTAGGAAATCTCAACTCAATAAAAAATAAAATTGAGAAAATAATATTATGTTTCTGGACAATTCATAGTATACACGATTTTCTAATTTTTATCAAGGCTTAGTTAGGATTTTTGAACTAAAAGCAAAAACTGTTAGCGTACTATCTCTAACAGCCGTTGCCTTATATGGCACTTTTTATAGCAACGGATTTCCTAACTATTGTCAAGAAAGGAGATGGGAAATTGAATAAGAAAAAACGACAGGCAAGCTTCAAAAAACTTGACACGCTCATAAAAGCTAGAAACGTTTCGTTTTACAAACTGTCGGAGGAACTCGGAATGGCACGAAGTACTTTTTCGGATTGGAAGTCAGGAAAATCAATGCCAAAAACAGACAAGCTAATTAAGATTGCTAATTATTTTGGCGTAGAAGTTTCTTATTTTATCGAGTAGAAAGGAGAAAACATGAACGATTTACAAATTTTCAATAATGAAGAGTTCGGAGAAATCAGAACTATCACTAAAGATGATGAAGTTTTATTCTGCCTTGGAGATTTATGCAGAATATTAGAGCTTACAGCAAAGGGGGTAAAGCAGAGGCTTACTGACGAGGTAATTTCAAATTACCCCATCCCAGATTCACTTGGAAGAATACAGAATACCATATTTGTCAATGAAGATGGTTTGTATGATGTAATTCTTGACAGCAGAAAAGAAAATGCGAGGAAGTTTCGTAAGTGGGTAACATCAGAGGTACTTCCGTCTATCAGAAAGACAGGCGGGTATGGTGTACCAAAGACAACAGGCGGTCAGATACAGCTTTTGGCACAGGGCTATACAGAATTAGAGCAGAAAGTAAACGACATCAAAGATGATGTGAGCGAACTTAAGGAAAATGTACCACTTTACAGTTGCGATATTGATGAGATACAACAGCATGTTAAGCGCAGAGTTGTAAATATCCTTGGTGGCAAGCAGAGCGAAGCATACAGGGATAACAGTATCAGGCATAAGACATTTTCTGACATATGGACGCAGTTAAAGCGTGAGTATGGTTGCGTATCTACTTATAAGAGTATCAAGAGGAAGTATATAGACGATGTGCATGAGTTTATTGATTGCTATGTCGCGCCTAAGTATCTTGATGAGCTTATTCAGGACGCAAACGCTCAACAGAGTTTTGTATAGTGAGGTGATTGTATGAGAAAAAGAACTTTAAAGCAGAAATTCTGCACCGGCTGTGGCTATTTGATTTTCGGAGCATTAGCATTTGCATTTTTCCTTGGATTATCGTTGGCATACGGAATTAAGACAGCGAGTATTATCGTCGGAGCAATCGTAACAGTATTTTGGCTGATACTGATTGCAATATGTCTCATAGAGGAGGGCGAACCGCATGAGAAAAAAAAGGATATTGATGTTATCGACTTTAATAATTGGAATTATGATCTTAAAGCCAATAGCAACGAAAGCAGATAGCAAAGTTGAACTGACAGCCGGTGTTTCTTCCTATTTAAATGATGTAATGCTTGGGAAGATTGAGCCGACAGTAGTTCAGAATGAGCCGGTTGTAGTTGAGCAGACCTATGGAGAGCCAACAATTCCAACTTGCCGTAAGAAATACAGTTGTAGCCGATTTAAGAAGCTAGGGCGAGTCAGATATGGCGATTACACTTATACGTGGTACTCACAGAGGGTGTTACCTGGAGGCGGTCTAAATATTCCGAGCAGACATTTAAATGAGCATGGGCTTGTTGTAGATGAAAATGAATACGTTGTGATTGCAAGTGATGATTTACCACATGGAACTGTAGTTGATACTCCTGTTGGCATACAAGGGATTGTATATGACGAAGGGAGCGGAAATGGAAATCTTGACATCTACTGCGATTGGTAGCCAATTGAAGCGTCAGAGTGCTAACGATTACCTACAAGAACTATATCGAGCTAAACGGCACAAGGATAAATCATTTGACTTTCAAGCGTTATTAGATAAAGAAATGGAGAAACTAAATGAGCGACAATGTAAGAAGGATTAGGCTAGGCGATACGAGATACCGATTGAAGCCATTAACGAGAGAGCAGAAGTTATTGCTCAACAAGGCTCATTACGTGGCTAATGAGTGGCTTTTTGTATCGGAGTCGGACTCATACTTAAGAGTAGTGAAGAAATCAAGTTTGCATGGAAATTTGATTCTGAAAACCATAAACAAATAATAGAAAGAGAGGAAACACAATGAGAATTGTACATATTTTTGCACAGAATTTTTGTAAATTCTACGGCAAAAACACATTAGACGCAGATTTTTCAATGAAAACTGTGTTGTCCGGTCAAAATGAAGTCGGCAAATCGACAGTTAAGAGAATTATTCTTGATGTGTTGAATTGCCACGATGAGAATGACAGAGAAATTACAGGCATAAGACCGCATGATGAAAGCGGAGTTGAGATTGACGATGTTGACATCACAAGAGCCGTTACCTTTGAAATTGACGGAAAAGCAAAGACTCTGAAAAAGGTTACAAGGCAGAAACGCAACAAAAGGGGCGAGATTACAGGTAGTATCACTGATTACTCAATCAATGACGTGCCATACAAGATGGCTGACTACAATCAGTACATCAATGACAACATGGCAGAGCTTGGAGTATTACCATTTTGCTTAAATGCTATGACGTTACTCAACAAGTCACAGGCAGAGCAGAGATTAGCACTTGCAAGCTATTTTGGTACACGTACTGACGAGGAAATCTGTGACATGTTTCCGCAGTTTGCTGAACTTAAGCCGATGTTTGACGATGGTGACGTCGACCAGCTCAAAAAAGTATGCCGTGGCAAGCTAAACGGCACAGGCGGTAGAAATGGCTCAAAAGGACTTGTCAAGGAAAGAGACGAAATCTCAACAAGGATTGATACAATTCATTCCACCAATGAGTATACAGACCTTGCAGAGCTTGAATTGCAAAAGAAAACCTATGAGCCGCAACTTAAGGAAATTGAAGATAAGCTGTCCGACTACAACAAGATTTTAGAGGATAAGCAGAAAGCTACAGAGGACATTATGAACCTTAAATTTGAGCTTTCAGATATGGAGAGAAAAGCCAATGCTGATAATCAGAAAAAGCGCATGGAGCTACAGCTACAGATTGATGATTTTAATGCTTCAATTCACAAAACAGAGTCAATGATAAGAACCGGAAAGGCTAGCATTAAAACCTCTGAAAGAGAGATTGAAGATTGCGCAATAGACTTAGCAAAGGTACGTGCTGACTGGAAAAAAGCAAAGGCACTTTCCTTTGATGAAAGCAGTGTTAATTGTCCGATGTGCGGTCAGAGATTGCCGGAAGATACAATAGAGAGTTTGAGAACTGATTTTAGTGATAAAAAATTGAAGAAGCTTAAAGAACTTGAGGATAAGGGCAATTCATTATCAACTGACAGCAAGGAATTCAAACAGGCTATCGAGAATAAGAAGAAAGAAATAGCTAACCTCGAAGCAGAACTTAAGGAGCTGACAGAAAGACATGATGCTGCTGCTAAAGAGCTTGGAGACTTGCCTACTGATGTTGATATGACAGACAACAGTGAGTATCAGGCACTTAAAGCCAAAATCGAGGAAAAAGAGAAAGCCCTTGTAGATGAAAACGATACATCAGAGCTTATCAGAAAGCTCAAAAACGAGCGAAACGAACTGTTAAGACAAGTTTTATCGGTTGACACAAAGATTGAACTTGGTGTGGCGAATAACAAGCGTATAGATGATAGCATAGCTGACCTTGAAGATAAGAGAAAAGACCTCAATCAAGAGATAGCCGATTGGGAGAGAAAACTTGATTTGCTGAAAGAGTTTACACGTAAGAAAAACGAACTCTTACAGGCTGATGTAAATAAGTATCTGAATTTTGCTACGGCAAAGCTTTTCAGACCGCTCTTAAATGGTGATACCGAGGAGTGCTGCGACTTTGTATACAATGGCGAAGCATATGCAAGAAATCTCAACCATGGTGCAAGAATGTTAGTTGAGGTTGACGTGTGCCGAGCTTTTCAGAAAGTGGCAAACGTTAATTTCCCAATTATCATTGATGATACAGAGAGCGTTGACGATTGGAGAATACCACAGATTGAGAATCAGTTAATCTTGTTAAAGCATACACAGGACAAAGAACTTGTGATTGAGGCGGTGTGATATGAAATTATACTTTTACTTTTTGGATACTTATGGTAGGAACCCTAAAGGTTTATACGTTAAGGAATGCGAAGCGAAAGAGAAACCCAAGACATACAGGGCTGTTAATGGAGCTTTTCCAAACTACTATGGTACGGCAAGGAAAGATGATGTTGGGCGAATAACTAATAATTGTCTGTTTCTTACAGAACCTAACTTTGAATATGCAAAAGAGGTGTTCCGAAACAGGACAGAAAGAAGAATTGCAGACAAGTTGGAAGAAGTTGAAAAACTCAAGGCTGAATTAAAAATAATAAATGAAAGTGAGGTATAGAGATGATTAAAGCAAAAGACGGAGAAGTTACATTTACAGGTATAAAAAGCCATGTTATGGCAGAGGCGGTCACTGTTTTACGTGCGCTTAAAGAGACTGTTTCAGAGGAAGAGTACAAAACTGTGATTAGACTTGCTGATAAAAGCGAGAAGCAGTTGAGTGGCGAAGCCGAGAGAATGAGAGAAGTGATTAAAAAGTTGCTTGGATTATAGGAGGTTCACAACATGAGTATTAAGAAAAGAAATTATTACATGGGCGGTAAAAAAACATACTGTAGAGCTTAAGTATGACGGATATATGTATACAGTCATATCTGACGGAGTTTTATTTAAGCAAACAGCTAATGAACTGTTTGCGGTTCAGGTTTTCAATGAGGTGTAAAAATGGCAGAGATAAGAACAAATCTATCAAAGGAAGATATTCTACACAATATGCTTGAACTTGTTGGCTATTTAGTCGAACAAGAGGAAGAGGTAGACGAGATTGAGGTAAAAGTGAAAGACTTGAACATGCAATTTAAAGCATGGAGAGATGAGGAAGAAAGCGAGGATTAATTATGGCAGAGAATACAGCAGTTGCGGAAAAGAAAGAAGAAACAGCAGTACAGCACATTAACAAGGTGACGGACTTTAGCCTTGGAATTTTCGGTACATCCGATAATTTTACAATGGCATATCAAATGGCAAAGGCATTATCACAATCTACATTAGTTCCAAGAGAGTATCAGAAAAGCGAAGCTAACTGTATGATAGCGATTGACCTTGCTATAAGAATGAAAACAAGTCCATTTTTGGTAATGCAAAACCTTGATGTTATACAGGGTAAACCCGGTTGGAACGCAAAGGCACTTATTGGAATGATAAACACTAGCCACAAGTATGACGGCAGTTTGCATTTTGAAGAAAAAACCGACAAGAACGGAAAGCCTTTTAGCTGTATGTGTTACGCATTTGAGAATGGAGAAAGAATAGATGGACCGGTAGTTGACATGGATATGGCAGTTGCAGAGGGCTGGGTAGGAAAGAATGGAAGCAAATGGAAAACAATGCCGCAGGTAATGCTTGCATATCGTGCCGCATCATTCTTTTCAAGAAGATATTGTCCGGAAATTTCAATGGGCTTATATACCTCTGATGAGATTATTGACGGAGATTTTACAGACAGAAATTATTCTGTTGAAAATATGCAGTCACAGGTTGCAGAGGAAATCACAAATAACGCTAATTCAGTAGAATTTGTAGAAGATTCAGCTACAGAAGTAACCGAAGAACAGACAGAAGATAGCACATTGCCACCATTTATGCAGGCAGAATAGGAGATTGAGTATGAGAATAATTTCGCAGGACGGAACATTAGATATTCCATATAGTGATTATCAATTATTTGTTAGTGGTGCTAAATATGATGTAAAAGTAGCACGTATATATTGCCAAAGCTCATACGCACCGAGTGTAAAAATTGCTGAATACTCAACCAACGCAAAAGCGCTTAAAGCTATGGAAATGCTTAGAAAAGTGTATGAAAATAATGTGTTTTATCATTGCACAGCCGGTTCAAAGCGTTTTGAAGAAATACAGAGTATTTTAAGCAAGGAACAATTTCAGAAAGCTACAACAGAGTACTTTCAGTTCCCACAGGATGATGAAATCGAGGTGTGAGTATGAAATTAAAATGTTTAGGCTCATCATCAGCCGGAAATTGTTATTTATTAACTTCCAATAGTGGAGAAACACTTATCCTTGATTGTGGAATACCGATTAAGGAGATTAAAAAGGGCTTAGATTGGATCATAAGGGGGATAAAGGGTGTGATTATAAGTCACACCCACCTCTAGACCATAGCAAGTCAGTAGAAGATTTTGAAGCTATGGGAATACAGATACTTGCCCCATATTTAGGCGATAGTTGTAAACCAATAAATATGGGCGAATTTACAGTAAAGCCTTTTGATTTAACGACAATAGACGGAAATTGGACACATACAGACGCAAATGGCGAACCTTGCCCGATATACGGCTTTCTGATTACTCACAAGGAAATGGGGAAAATGCTTTACATTACCGATTGCGAGGTTGTCAAATGGAAGTTTAAAGGCATAAATCATATCCTCTTAGGTGTGAATTATGACAAGGATTTAATCGACAGGGATACAGGCAAAGCTAATCACGTTTTCAGAGGTCACTTATCCATTGACACAGCTTGTGATTTTGTTAAGGCAAATTATTCAGATAGCTTACAGAACGTCATAATGTGCCATTTATCAAGTGAAAATGCTGATAGAGATAGTTTCATCGAGAAGATGAAAAAAGTCGCTTATGGGGCGAATGTGGATGTTGCGGAGCGTAACAGGGAATGGGTTTTAAGGAAAGGAGATGAATGTCCGTTTTGATTAGAGAAAACAGAGATAACTACTGGATGTTAAATTGGCTCGATAAATTTATGGAAGGGCATAAAGGATTTATATGTGGCGGTTGCTTCAAGAATATTTTTAATCAAGAGAAAGTGAAAGACCTTGATATATTCTTTCAAAATGAGGGCGATAGAGAGGAAGCAGTTGATTACTTTGATAGTATGACAGCCGGATATACTGATGGAACAATGGAAGATGCTGTTTCGGAAGATGAAGCTAAATACAAGTTCTTGTATGAAAATGATAATGTAAAGGCTTATGTTCACAAAGAAACAGGAATAAGGCTCGAGTTAATCAGTAAAATCTATGGAACAGCAGAGCAGATTATAAGCCAATTTGATTTTTCTATCACTAAATTTGCCTACTACAAAGCAGAGATTGAAGATGAAACAGGGGCAGAAGTGGAAGAAATACCTTTTGATAATGGCGATAAAACGGAAACTCATATTGAATACAGGGTTATATATGATGATAAGTTTTTTGAACATTTACATCTCAAAAGGCTTGTCATTGATGATAAAATTCCATTCCCAATGAGTACATTTGAAAGAATGTTGAGATATGCAAAGTACGGATATTTCCCTTGCAGAGAAACAAAGTTAAAGCTGATTAAGGTTTTAAATGAGTTAAATAGCAGAGAGATTGAAGTATCTGAAAGTCTTTATAAGGGCTGGGATTAAATCCTAATGAGTGCCCTTTTTAGAAAGGAGGTGAATACCCATTTTGAGAATTGAAAAGCTGATTAAATTTTTGAAAGAAAGATTTGAAGATGGAATACAGATGTTTGATACACCATCTATAATGGGTGATTTCAGAGTGCCTATTTATAGTGAAGATAAAATCATTGTATTATGGGCTCCGCATTACGAGTATATAGAGATATATGGTATTTCTGATAAAGAGTTTGAAAGAGTTATGAAAGAGGCAAAAGGATATTAGCGAGTGCCCTTTTTAAAAATTGAACAGACAGGAGAAAAATAATGAACATTGTAACACTTTTAGGACGATTGACACGCGACCCGGATATTAGATATACACAGGGTGAAAATGCAATGGCAATAGCAAGGTTTACACTTGCCGTTGATAAAAATTTTAAAAAGAAAGACGATAAGGCAAATTTCATTAACTGCGTGGCTTTTGGCAAGATTGCTGAAACAGTAGAAAAGCACGTATTTAAAGGCTCAAAGATAGCAGTTATCGGCGAGTGGACTACAGGCAGTTACAAGAATAAAGACGGAAACACAGTCTACACTAACGATTGCAACATATCTAAGCTTGAGTTTTGCGACAGTAAAAATTCAAGTGGCAGCAGTGCAGAACCACAGCCAAAGCCCGATGATAGCTTTATGTCAATTCTTGATGGTATTGACGAGGAATTACCATTCATCTAATTCACTAAAGATAACAAAACAATTAAATATTATGAAAGGAGTAAGAGGTTTGTGCGCACATTAAAACTGGTTTTACTCCGATTGAAAAATGGAACAGAGGAATGTAAATATTTTCAATGATGATTGCTTAAACATTATTAAGAAGATTCCGAACGAAAGCATTGACTTAATAGCGACAGACCCACCATATCCAACAACATCGAGAGGAAGTGCTGGAAACAGTGGTGGAATGTTGCAAAAGGAAATAAATAAAAAAGGAATAGTATTTACGCACAATAACATTGACTGCTCGGAATATGCATCAGAGTTTTACAGAATACTTAAAGATGGTAGCCATTGTTATGTTATGACTAATCATGTCAATCTTATACACATGCTAAATGCTTTTACTGATTTAAGAACCGATAAGGAAAAAGAGCAAGGGCTTAAAACTTATGGATTCCATTTTATTAAATCGTTGATATGGGATAAGGGAAACAAAATAATGGGTCAGTATTATATGTCACAATTTGAATACATTTTGTTTTTCCGAAAAGGAAAAGGAGTAAAAATAAACAACTGCGGAACAAGTGATATATTGTCTATCCCAAATAAAAAGAAAAAGGATGCAAGTGGGAATAATCTACATGACACAGAAAAACCTGCTGAACTAATGAAAATATTGATTGAAAATTCTTCGGATAAAGGGCAAGTTGTTTTAGACCCTTTTATGGGGATAGGAAGCACAGGAATTGCTTGTATAAAAGCAGATAGAAAATTTATCGGAATTGAATTAGACCCACATTATTTTGAAATTGCAAAGAAAGAAATGCTTGTGTTTGAGAAAGATAACCAGATGAGCATAACCGATTTCATATAAAGAAAGGAATGATACCGTGTTTTTATTACTAGCGTTTGTATTTATGGTTTTAAGTTGGATTTTTGCATTAAAATGTGACAAGTTTAATATCAAGAAAGACATTGTATGGCTTGTATTGTCAATCTTATTTGGATTTTTAGATGTTTTATTTTGTGCATTACATTTTATTTTGTAAAGGAATAGGAGTGTGAACCGATTGAGTAATATGCGACAAATATATGCAATCAAAAGCAAAAACGAAAAGCGTATCTTAGATGTTTGCCCTGATATGAAACGTCAGAGTGGCATTTATTTCTACACCAGGACCGATGAAAACGGAATATCGTACTTTTATATCGGTCAAAGCGTAGATTGCTTAGAACGTAGTACATCGCACTTGACAGGCTATCAGCACATAGATTTATCAATCAAGAAAAGAGGATTTTATAGCGAAAAAAATCCTTACGGTTGGAAGTTGAATGTTATGTACTATCCGAAAGACAAGCTTGACGAAATGGAGCAATATTGGATTTTGGAATACACAAAAAGAGGTTATCAGTGCAGATACAACAAGACTGCTGGCGGTCAGGGAGAGGGCAAGGAAAAGATAAATGAGTTTAAGCCATCTAAAGGCTACAGAGATGGCATACAGCAAGGTAAAAAGGTGTTAGCGAGGGAATTATCGCATATCATCGAAAAACACCTTGTTGTGACGATTAGAGAGGATAAACAGGGCAATAAGGTGTCACAGAAGCAACTAGATAAATTTATGGAGCTTATTAATGCAGATTCATATAAGGGCGTTGAGTAAATGAAAAGAAAGGCGGCAATTATGGATAAATCACAACACTTAGAAGAAATAAAATCAACTGCTGAGAATTGTTATAACATTGGATATAAGCGTGGATATGAAGCAGCGATAGAAGATTTGAAAACAAAAATCATTGCAAATATGCATGTTGATATATCTGCAAAGATGATGAATGAGTTATTAGACGAATTAAGCAGCGTTTAGGAGAGGTGACATGAAAAAGAAAATAATTATATTTATGTTAAAGCATGATATTTTAAGAAACATATTTTTGATTGTTATGTCAGTGCCGGTAAGTATTTTCTATGGTTTAAAAGGATTCTGCGAAGAATTTTGCGGTGTATGGGAAGACACATTTGATAGCATAAAGGATAATGCTGAAGGAGTAAAAAGAAATTATGAATGAAGAAATGATGTTTACAGCTTGTAATATTCCGAAGTTTTTAGAGGAACAGATGAATAAAATGAAAGACACTCTTACAGGTGGTATGAACGAAGATAATCTTAAAGGTTTTGAGTATGCAGTAGATACTATGTTAAGTATTCTTAGGCAGATAATTCGTGCAGCCGAGATGGATGATGAGATTCTTGTGCATAGCGATAAAATCGCTGATGAGAATGAATTAGAAGAGTTTGATTTACATGATTTGTTAGAACTTTATGGTTGCAGAGTTGTGGCAAACTTACAGAAGAAAAGTGTTTAATGTTGTAAACTGAAATTTAGAAAGGATGCCAGTTTGGTAAGAGAAAAGAACAGGCAAAGTAAATAATTTTATCCAAAACTTAAAAGAAAAAGGCACTACCGAGATAACACTTGATATAACAACAACAGGCAAAGGAATTGTCTATACATTAATTTGGTAGATATCCTGAAATCAAAAGAGAATTTGATGTAAAGATAAATTAGGATTTATGGAGGTAGATATATGATTACGCAGATAGGATTTTTAAGAAAAGGAGATGTGTTCAGATTTGAGGGTGATATTTACAAAGTAGGACATTTGTTGGAGAGTACAAATGGGTATGTTTCCTGTATTGATGTTAATACAGGAAAGAAAAAAAGATTGCATATTGATGTTGATGTAGAAATTGAACAGGCAAACTGAAATTTGTTGAAAGGAGTAAAACAGAGTGAAGTTTTTAAGCAAGAAGAAATGTGATGAAATTCTGAAAAGAATTACTGCAAATGAAATTATTCAGGTAGAGTACGGACTACACGATATGGAAGCAGAAACAAAAGCGACGGAAAATAGAGCAGAAATAGCTTTTATTGTCGGCGGTTTCAAGGGTATGAATAAGGTACAGAACACGTTAAGAAAAGGGCATAACAATATAAACCGCGAGGGAAAAGATTAAAATACATCAACCGAAACTTGAAGAAAATAGGAGATTAAAAATGGCAGAACGTAGAATGTTCACAAAAAAAGTCACTGATGATGATAATTTCATGGCTTTATCATCAAGTGCGCAAGCCTTATATTTGCATTTATCTATGTCTGCTGACGATGACGGATTTTGCAATCAGGTATCAGTTTCCATGTTCAAAGCTCACGCAAGTGTGGCTGATTTACAGCAATTGTTGGAAAAAAGATACATTTATCAGTTTGATAATGGTGTGATTGTAATTAAGCATTGGCGCATGGCAAACGCTTTGAGAAAAGACCGGTATACACCAACGAATTTTAAGGAAGAATTGGCAAAATTAAAGATAAAATCCAATGGCGCATACACATTTTCTGATGATGGTTGCCGTGTGGTTGCCAATGGGTTGCCAGATGGTTGCCAAGTGGTTGCCACTTGTCTGCCACAGGATAGTATAGGTAAGGTAAGTATAGATAAGAATAGTATAGTTAAGGATAGTAAAGAAAAAGATATTGATAAATCAATATCTAAAAAGAAAACTGTCTACTACCCTGATGATGAAATGCTAGAGAGTGCTTTTCAGGAATATTTGACAATGAGAAAAAAAATCAAAAAGCCGATATGCACCGAAATGGCATTACACCGAGCTATGAACACTATCGAGAGACTTTCAAAGGGTGATAACGATTTGGCAATTAAAATCCTCAATCAGTCAGTAGACCATTGTTGGCAAGGACTGTTTGCACTAAAGGACAATGAGCCACATTCAGCTAACAAAGGCATCATTGATTGGGATAATGTGTGAGGTAGAGAAATGACAAGAGACGAGACAGTTAAAATCATTCGCATAATGTGTGATTGCTACCCCAATTACAAGCCGAGCAATTTATCAGAGACAGTAGATGTGTGGAATATGATGTTGGAAGAATATGACTACAGCCAAATATCTATGGCGCTGAAAACTTACGTGCATTCTGATACAAGCGGATTTGCGCCAAGCATCGGACAGCTAATTAACAAACTGTATGAGGTTCAATCCCCACAGGAGCTTAACGAAATGGAAGCATGGATGCTTGTTAGCAAGGCACTACGAAATGGCTACTATGGTGCAGTTGAAGAATTTAACAAGCTACCACCACTCGTACAAAAGGCTGTCGGAAGTCCTGATAATCTTAGGAACTGGGCACTGACGGACAGCAAGAGCATTGAAAATGTAGTGCAGTCAAACTTTATGAGAACCTACAGGACAGTTGTTAATCGAGCGAAGGAATATCAAAAAATGCCAAAGGATATACAGGCATTGATTGAAAATGTCAATAGAAGCTCGTATTCAGCTCAAATCGGCACTAAAAATCAACGGACGATAAAATTATCACTCGAAGATAATAAAAGCCAAAATAAGCCGATTAAAGGTATTCCAATGCCAAAAGAAATTAAGGAATGTATCGAGCAGATGAAAAGATAGGAGGTAAAGAGGTTTTGGTCGACCAATTAAAACATGTTTTACTCCTAGCGAAAAATGATAAAAGACAAGTATTCAAGGCAGAGATATGAAGAACGAAAAGCTAGTAACCTTTGCGTGCTTTGTGGAAAACCGCTTGATAGAGAAGGTGTGGTTTGTACGGCATGTAACAGCAAACGCACAGCGTATGGCCGAGAGCTTTATAAAAAATTACAGGCAGTTGGTGTTTGCCCTAGATGTGGCAAGAACTTGCTATATGGTGACGAAAAAAGTTGTGTTGAGTGTAGGGCAAAATCAGCCGAAGCCATGTCAAAGAAACGTGCTGCTGATGTTGAAAAATACAATGAACAACAAAAAGCATGGCGAAAAGCACGATACGAAAAAGACAAGGAAAATGGCATATGCACACGCTGTCGTAAAAGAAAAGCAGACCCGGGACATACCACTTGCACATTTTGTCGGGAAACAATGAGAAGAGCACGAGTCAAAATGCCTGAAAGAACCGGCAGATACGAACAAGGACTATGTTTTTTCTGTGATAATCCGGTAAAACCCGGATATAAGGTCTGCGAAAAGCACTATCAGCAGAACGTTAAGAACGCAACTTGCGAAAAGGCAAACATAGCACGGCAGAAGATAAAAGAAAGGAGTCCACAATGGACGCCTTGAAAGATTTTTACGATTTTTACCGGCCACTGCAAAGAAGATATGACTTGCGAATGTTTTATAAAACCAATGGCAAGGAAACGAAAATAACTATCCGGTGGCGCGGTAAAGAACTTGTAAAAGTCGCAGAAGAAACTACAGAAGCCTGTTTCATTAGGGCGAGACGAGAACTTGAAGAAAGAATGAAAAAATATGAGCAACAAACTGAAACCAAAGAAAAAGCACAAAGAGCCGGATCTTACGTGGACAAAATCAGAAAAGATTACGTTAAAAAACAGCAATAACCGCAGGAAGCTTGTAAGCCGGTCTTTCACAGACTTCATGGACTTGGGTTACTATGTACTGTATTTACATCATGGATTTGGTAATAAGCGTATTGTACGGCTTGAAAGAACCATAAATGAGTACCTTGACAGGGCGCAGACTGAAAAAGAAATGAAAACTAAAACGCTTGCTGAACTTTTGAAAATGAGATACGGCATTGATGTGCAGAAAGAGATTAATTTAATCCCACTGCAGCAGTTGATTAGGATTTATCAGAGAAATAATCCACTTACGATAAATGACACGAGACAGCTTTTAAATGACACGGCATACAGCTACATGACTTTAGCGTGTACGGCACTTAAATTGATGTTTAAATTGTCGGTTAGGGAAATTGAAGAGTTTATCGCAGAATTTAGGGATTTAATCGACACACTGTATAAATTTAATCAATTCGGCCTGACACTGCCGAAAGTGGCACAATGCCTTGCTGATGAAGTTAATTACGTTGATGAAAGGTACATAAAGGTGATTGATTAATGACTTACGCATGGGATAACGACAGTACTCAAAATGCTCACATAAAGCAGATGAGAGACGATAGGCAAAAGCCTACATGGAAAAACACAGAGACAATAAGGCATATGAAAGATTCAAGCATATGCCGGATTATGGGAAAGGAGTACAAATAAATGACAAATAGAGAGAAATTTGCAGAACAGATTTTGGATATTGCTTGTGGTGGTAGCAAAATAGCAGTTGACAAAGCAACATTAGAGCCGACATCGTGCTATAAATTAGCGTGTGAAGATTGTTTATTTGGTTTTAGTGATACTGACTGCATAAGCGCAAGAAAAAAATGGGCGAATAGCGAATATGTTGAACCACCAATTGACTGATCGAAAGTTGCAGTTGATACACCGGTACTGGTAAGAGACAGTGCCAACTTAGAGTGGGCTAAAAGGTATTTTGCGAAATATGAGAATGGAAGCGTTTTCACTTGGAGCGATGGAGCAACATCGTGGAGTATCGAGGGGTATACAACAGCATGGGTACTAGCTAAACTTCCGGATAAGGAGCAGTAATGGAGAGATTAACGATTGATGAGATAATTGAGCACTGCGACAGAAAAACAGAGATGTACGAAAAAGTCTGTGACATTAAGTATCTCGAAACAACAACTATGAATAATCCAATAAAGGAGTATTGGGAGCATAAACAAGTTGCTGAATATTTAAGAAAGCTCAAAGCTTATGAGGACTTAGAGGAACAGGGCAGACTTATCAAGTTGCCTTGCAAAGAAGCGTACACGGAATCAGGAGACATAGTATATCTTATTTATGATGATGAAGTGGTTGAGTGCATCCATTGCGGATTAAGTATAAATCCTGTTGACGGAAAAGCATATATTGCGCTTGCAACAGATGAAGATATTTTTCCGTACAGAATACCTGTTCCTGAATACGATTTAGACCCTACAGATTGGTGTACAAATACAATCGATGCAGAAGTAGGTGAAATCGGCAAGACAGTATTCTTCATAAAATCCGCAGCAGAAGAAAAGCTGAAAGAATTGAGAGATGGAGAAAATGAGTGATAAGCAGAGCAATCTCACAGACAAAGAAATGGAAGATTTGCAGAGTATAACAACTGACACATTAGCAAGTGTATGTGCTATGGCAGATAAGAACAACATTGATAGAGATAGTATGCTGAAATACTTTGCGGATATGCTCACAGCTTTTACAGAAGTGGCAAGCATACAGAATTATGAAACAAACCACACTTGTAACTGCCAACACAACAGCAATTCAAGAGATAATGAGCCTTGTTGTAGATGTGATAGCATAACAGCAAATATGAATAAAGCTAAGGTCGATAGTTTAGAAATAATCGCACGAACGCTAGACGATAAGCCTTATTATGAATTGAAGTACAGACAGGTTGGTAAAAAGGATTATTCTATCGGATATAGCTCTTACGATTTAAAAACTGTATTAGGTTACATTGATACATATTTTGAAATTGTGGAAAGCGATAAGCAGACCAATGCCGACAGGATAAGGAATATGTCGGATGAAGAGTTAGCAGAATTTCTAGCGACTGTAACGAGTGATGCTATATGCGGAAGCTCATGGGATTATGATGGGTGGATTAAAGAGCTTCAATCAGAAGCGGAATAGGAGAGAATGTGGACGGATATTTATTCAAAGCTAAGAGAGTTGATAATGGAGAATGGGTGCAAGGATATTATGTAAAAGGTTTAGATGCGTATGGCAAAGAAGTTCATCTAATATTTGAACCTAACACAATGTTTTATTCTAGCGGAGAGACAGACGGATGGTACAAAGTAGACCCGACCACTATTTGCCAATGCACCGGCTTGAAAGACAAGAATGGCAAGTTGATTTGGGAGAATGATATTGTTAGGTTTAAGCACGAAAAATTTGATTTTGATTTTGAAAGAACTTGTTGGCCAAACAAAAAAGAATACAAGCGAAATTATGTTGTTGAGTTTTGCAATACGCCTACACATTACGGATTGCGTTTTAGAAATGGTTCGATATGGTTTATGGTTCATAAAAGGACAATCGTTATACATGATGCAGAAGTTATCGGAAACATCTTTGACAATCCAGAGTTGTTAGAAAGTGAGGAATAATATGACAGCGAAAAAAGCAATTGAATTTTTGCGAATGCATTTTGAGTATCTAAAAGAAAGATGGAAGCCATACCCTGATTACAACGTTTTAGAAGCAATGAGAATAGCAATACAGGCACTTGAAAAGCAGGTATCGAAGAAACCGGATTTTACAGAAGATAAAGAATTTGCTTTATGCCCTTGTTGCAATGGTAAGGGCTTACTTAACAAACAGAAATATTGTGATAATTGCGGTCAGAAAATAGACTTAGATTGGAGCGATACAGAATGACCAACTTAACAACAGTAGTATACACTGCCCTCATAGTATTCGGCATAATCGGTCTGACAGAGGTAGCGTTTGCGTGGTACGACATCCGTGGACGAGATAAGACCGATGATGAGATACAAGAGCAGTGGCGCAGTGAAAAAATTAAACATTAATTAATTTATCAGAGAGGAAGTGATGAAATGCAGCAGATAACATTATTCGACATAATTAGAGAGCCTATCAAGGTCACAAAGCCAATACGTCTTATAGAGTTATTTGCTGGCTGAACGGCTACGGAAGTCAGGCAATGGCACTAAAGAGAATAGGCGCAAAGTTTGAGCATTACAGAGTTGTGGAGTTTGATAAGTATGCCATAGCAAGCTATAACGCAGTACATGGCACAGATTTCCCTACAATGGATATAACTAAGGTTCATGCAGAAGATTTGAATATCTGCGACACAAATGCATTCACTTACTTACTTACTTACTCATTTCCCTGTACAGATTTATCAGTTGCCGGAAAACAAGCTGGAATGTCTAAGGGCAGTGGTACAAGAAGTGGTCTGTTGTGGGAAGTTGAGAGAATACTAACAGAAATCAGAGATAGTAACGGAGAATTACCACAGATTTTGTTCATGGAGAATGTGCCACAAGTACATAGCCAGGATAATATGCCCGACTTTAGAAAGTGGCTAGATTTCCTTGAAAGCCTTGGTTACACAAATTACTATCAAGATTTGAATGCTAAAAATTATGGTGTAGCACAAAATCGTGAAAGATGCTTTATGTTTTCATTCCTGGGTGAGTACAATTATCATTTTCCGCAGCCTATACCACTCAAAAAGAAGCTGAAAGACTATCTTGAGGATAATGTAGATGAAAAGTATTACATCAACAATGAAAAGGCTGACAAGCTGATAAAACAGCTTATTGACAATGGTACATTACCACAACACAATCTTGACAGACAGACAGACAGACAGACAGACAGACAGACAGACAGACTTGCGTTGACGGAACAATCAATAAGCCACAGCAGAGAGAAGTTGCAAACTGTATCAAGGCAAGATATGACTGCGGAATATCAAACTTGCGGTCAGATGGAAACTTGGTTGTTAAAGGATATGGGAGAGACGGCAGGCAAACCGATTGATGTAGCCGTAACTCTTAGGGCAAGAGATTATAAAGGCCTTGATAACTATGGAAGCAATGGAGTAATTGAATGGAAAAACTAACAGACGCTATCGGAATAGTGCTTTTTGAAAGTGAAAAATTCGGTGGCGAAAAGGTACTTAGGGGGGGGATTTGCCCTACCCTAAGAGCCAATAAAACAAGTAGCGGAGTGATTGAAGTAATGGCAGATGTAAATGTAATAGGCTCTCTTGAATCAAAATTTGAGAGCACCAACAGAATTTATGATGTGGGGGGGGTGCAGTCCAACATTGAGTACAATGCAAGGTGGCAATCAAGAGCCGAAAATTCTTGAAGAGCAAATTCCATGCAAATTAGATAAAATGCCTAACGGACACTTAGACAGCTTAGATAATGCGGAAATATGTGACATTAATACACCTACTGCAAGCACAGTAACATCAAGATATTATAAAGGAATAGGCAGTCATAAAGGCAATATGTGCATAGTTGCTATGCGTGGCAGAAATCCTGATAATCCGTCAGATAGAACTGCGGGAAACCCAACGGAGCAGAGATTAGAAATAAATATGCAAGGCGCAAGTAATTGCTTAACGAGTGTGCAGAAAGACAATCTTGTTATAGAAAGCCAAGTATTAACACCCAAACGGACAGAATATGGCAAACAGATACGGAAAGCGTACGAAAGCGGTCGGATACAAGAAAGTAGGCACAATATGACGGAATTAGAGCCTAGAAAAGATGATATATCTAATACGCTGATAACAGTGCAAAAAGATAATTTATTGCTTGAAAAACCTCAATATCGTATCAGAAAGCTGACACCGAGAGAGTGTGGACGTCTGATGGGTGTATCTGATGAAGATATTGACAAAATGGCAGCAGTAAACAGTAACACGCAACTATATAAGCAATTCGGCAACTCGATAGTGGTAGATGTTATGTGTGCTATGTTTAAAAATCTGAATATCAAGCAAGGAGATAGCAATGAAGCACTACAAACCAATTAAATGTGTAGTCTGTAGCAAGATATTTACACCGACCGCAGCTAACCAAAATACGTGTTGTGAAGCACACAGACAGCAGAGAGCTACAGAATTAAGAAAAATCAGAGAAAAGAAAAGGCTTAAAAGAAAGCCTGTTAAGAAAAACAAACTTGCGGAAATCTGCGAGATTGCTAAGAGTAAGGGCATGAGCTACGGACAATATATGGCAGAGCAGTATAAAAAGGAAGTGATGATAAGATGAATAGCAGAACTATAAGTGATATAGAGCTAATTGAAAGACAATGTGTATACGAGGATAACAAGCCGCGTAACAGCTCATGCCGATACTCAAATACTTGTATACACAGTGCAAGCAAAACCGAAGAATAGGAGACAGGCTTATGAAGTTTTCAAAACTTACTAAGCCGGAACTTGAAGAAATTATGAAAAATGCCAATTTCACCGATGAAGAAGCGGAAGTTTTTGAGTTGCTAGTTGCTGATAAGAGCCTTGAAGAAGTATCACAGAGACTATTAATTTCAAAAACGACCACTTCCCGGAGAGTGGCAACCATTAAGGAAAAGATAGAAAGGAGTCAGGCGATGATTAACAAAGTGCCAATATGGGAAAAGGTAACGCTGACGATTGATGAAGCTGCGGAATACAGTAACATCGGAGTAAATAAACTCCGAGAAATAACAAACAACCCAAGGTGCCAATTTGTTATGTATGTCGGAAAAAGACGATTAATCAAGCGAAAAGAGTTTGAAAAATATATCGCAGAGACGATAGAGATATAATCAAATGTGGACTTATGTAGCCTTATGTGATATTATAATAAATTGCATAAGGCTTTTTCCATAAGTGAAAGGAGCGAAAATTTAATATGGGAAAGGACTTGAAAGGTAAAGAACTAGGCAGAGGTATTAGTCAGAGAAAAGACAAATACTATGTCGGCAGATACACAACGAGGAATGGAAAGCGAGTACAGAAATTATTTGCAAAACTACAAGAGTGTAAAAAGTGGCTTGCCGATGAGCAGTACACTGATGAGCACAGCAACCCTGACTTTCCGTCTGACATGTTGGTTGATGCATGGTTTGACTACTGGATAAGCGTTAAGAAGCGCACAGTAAGACCGAACACGCTAAGGAACTACACCGAGAGATACAATCGCAACATAAAGCCTGTTATCGGAAATAAGATACTGCGAGAGGTTAATACGCTCCACTGTCAAAAGATAATGACTAATATGGCTGACGAGGATTACAGAACGACAACGATATATCAGACACGCATAGCGCTATACAACATGCTTGACTATGCATATCAAAGCGAAATTATCCCCAAAAATCCGTGCAACCGCATGGTAAAATCCGACATCGGTAAGGAGTCCTCAAAGAAAGAAGCATTGACGATTGAAAATCAGAAAAAATTCTGTGAAGCCATCAAAGGCACATCATATGAGTATCAATACAGATTTGCCTTGCAGACCGGATTAAGGACAGGTGAGCTTGTGGGGCTTAAATGGGAAGATGTAGACTTCAAAGCCAAAACAATCAAAATCGTCAGGAGCTTAGAGTACAGGCATTCAACAGGTGAATGGAGAGAGGGTCCGCCTAAGAGCAAATCGGGATATAGGACAATTCCACTCACTGATGAGGCTGTATCGCTGCTGAAATTGCAGAAAGCTAAAAATGCTTCATTCAAATTTATTGACATTCAATGGAGAGACAGAGTGTTTTTGTGCAAGACCGGAGCACCGGTGAAAAACAGCACATATGATACCGGAATTTACAAAGCGTGTGACAGAGCACGCATACCGAGATTTTCAATGCACGTATTAAGGCACACATTCGCAACAAGATGTATTGAAGCCGGTATGACTCCGAAAACCCTGCAGACGATACTAGGACACTCGAACATAGGTATCACGATGAACCTTTACGTTCACACAACAGACGAGCAAAAGAACTTAGAAATGGACAGAGTAGCAGAAGCACTCAAAGTAATATAAAATAATCAAAAATATAGTATAACCAATCAAATTGGTACAGAATTGGTACATAAATCAAAAATAGAAAGGCAAAAATCCCTTAAACAATGGGTTTTTGGGTAGGTAAAATCAAAA